ATTAGCGGCTTGAGTACCTGTTGTTCCTAGAAATCCATTAGCGCCTTGAGTACCCGTAGTGCCTTGGAATCCATTAGCGCCTTGAGTACCAGTTGTTCCTTGGAATCCATTAGCGCCTTGAATGCCTTGACGACCATTAGCACCTTGTATACCCTGAACACCATTTGCGCCCTGAATGCCTTGAAATCCATTAGCACCTTGAGTACCAGTAGTGCCTTGGAATCCATTTGCACCTTGAATGCCTGCAGCAAAAGGAGCAGTCCATTGAATTCCATTTCCAGTCGCAACTAAAATAGAACCGTTAGTGCCTACATTATTGTTGAAATCGTAAAGACCAGAACGAAGTCTTACATTTCCACTAACATCTAATTTTTGAGTTGGAGTTGTGGTTCCAATTCCAACATTTCCACTATAAGGTGCAATCTCAACTGTTCCATCAGCATCAACATCAATACTTGGGATACCAGAAACGTCATTGACGGAGAAAATGGATCCAGTAGTTAGATTGTTTGTAATACTGAAAAGTTGTCCAGCAGAACCTTCAAACGATAATGTTCCAGAACTCAAGCTATCATATGGAATGATATCTATCGCAGTGCCAATTCCAAGGGCTCCAGTAGAAGGATTATATTGTAATTTAGTACTTGTTACATTAAGAGTTGTGGAAATTCCTGATGTTTTAGTTACGAATCCAATAAAGGCATTAGTAGATGTTGTATCATCAACAACTGTAAATCCACCGTTATTTGCTCCTTGTATACCTTGGAATCCATTCGCGCCCTGAATACCCTGAAATCCATTAGCACCCTGTGTTCCAGTTGTGCCTTGGAACCCGTTAGCGCCTTGAATGCCTTGGAATCCGTTAGCGCCTTGGATGCCTTGGATGCCTTGGAATCCGTTAGCGCCTTGAATGCCTTGGAATCCGTTAGCACCTTGAAGTCCCTGGAATCCGTTAGCACCCTGAATGCCTTGAAAACCATTAGCTCCCTGTATGCCTTGAAAACCATTAGCTCCCTGTATGCCTTGAAAACCATTGGCACCTTGGATACCCTGTACACCATTTACACCGTCTACTGCATTACCTTGTGGTCCTTGAAGACCATCGGTACCCTGAATACCTTGGATACCTTGGAAACCATTGGTTCCTTGAATACCTTGGAAACCATTAGCCCCTTGAATACCTTGAAATCCGTTAGCACCTTGAAGTCCCTGGAAACCATTTGCGCCCTGGATGCCTTGGAATCCGTTAGCGCCTTGGATACCTTGACGACCATTGGCTCCTTGAATGCCCTGGAATCCGTTTGCACCTTGAAGTCCTTGGAATCCGTTTGCACCCTGAAGTCCTTGGAATCCATTTGCACCTTGAATACCTTGGAATCCATTGGCGCCTTGGATACCCTGAAATCCATTGGCTCCTTGAATACCTTGGAAACCATTTGCGCCTTGGATACCTTGAAATCCATTAGCACCCTGAAGTCCTTGGAATCCATTTGCGCCTTGAATACCCTGAAATCCATTAGCACCCTGAAGTCCTTGGAATCCATTTGCGCCTTGAATACCCTGAAATCCATTAGCACCCTGAAGTCCTTGGAATCCATTTGCACCTTGAATACCTTGGAAACCATTTGCGCCTTGGATACCCTGAAATCCATTGGCTCCTTGAATACCTTGGAATCCGTTAGCGCCTTGAATACCCTGAAATCCATTGGCTCCTTGAATACCTTGGAATCCGTTAGCGCCTTGAATACCTTGAAATCCGTTAGCACCCTGAATACCCTGGAATCCATTTGCGCCTTGAATACCCTGGAATCCATTTGCGCCTTGGAAACCCTGGAATCCATTTGCGCCTTGAATACCCTGGAATCCATTTGCGCCTTGGAAACCCTGAATGCCCTGAAATCCATTTGCGCCTTGGATACCTTGGAAACCATTTGCGCCTTGGATGCCTTGAAAACCATTAGCCCCTTGAATGCCTTGGAAACCATTAGCCCCTTGAATGCCTTGGAAACCATTAGCCCCTTGAATGCCTTGGAAACCATTTGAGCCTTGGAAACCCTGAATGCCCTGAAATCCATTTGCGCCTTGGATACCTTGGAAACCATTTGCGCCTTGGATGCCTTGAAATCCGTTAGCGCCTTGGATACCTTGAAAGCCGTTAGAACCTTGAATACCCTGGAATCCATTTGAGCCTTGAATGCCCTGGAATCCGTTAGCGCCTTGGATACCTTGAAAGCCGTTAGAACCTTGAATACCCTGGAATCCATTTGCGCCTTGGATACCTTGAAATCCGTTAGCGCCTTGGATACCCTGGAATCCATTTGAGCCTTGAATGCCCTGGAATCCATTTGAGCCTTGAATACCCTGAAATCCATTTGCGCCTTGGATGCCTTGAAAACCATTAGCTCCCTGGATACCCTGGAATCCGTTAGCGCCTTGGATACCTTGAAATCCGTTAGCGCCTTGGATACCCTGGAATCCATTTGAGCCTTGAATGCCCTGGAATCCATTTGAGCCTTGAATACCTTGAAATCCATTGGCGCCTTGAATACCTTGAAATCCATTGGCGCCTTGAATACCTTGAAATCCTAAATCGCCTTGAATACCTTGAAATCCATTGGCGCCTTGAATACCTTGAAATCCTAAATCGCCTTGGATACCTTGAAAACCCTGAATGCCTTGTATACCCTGGAATCCTAAATCGCCTTGGATACCTTGAAAACCCTGAGTGCCTTGAATACCTTGTAAACCTAAATCGCCTTGAATACCTTGAAAACCTTGAGTACCAGTTGTACCTTGAATACCCTGGAATCCTAAATCGCCTTGAATACCTTGAAAACCTTGAGTGCCGGTTGTACCTTGAATACCCTGGAATCCTAAATCGCCTTGAATACCTTGGATACCCTGAGTACCTTGAATACCTTGAATACCTTGAATACCTTGTGTACCCTGAATACCCTGAATACCTTGGATACCTACACCACCACTATTTTGCCAAATAATACCATCACTGTGCCAACGTTGACCATCGTCAGTTTGAACCTGCTTACCGATATAAGCAGCAGGATCTAGATAGTTTGGATCTAGTGGATCTACATAACTTGATGGTATGATGTATAAGCCGTCGTCGGCTGGATAACTGCGGCCTGATAAGAACTTTTCAATCACGGAACAACGCCCACATGTTCTGCTGATGCTTGTTCATTTGCTGATGCCCACACTTGAAAACTGGCCGTATTGCCTGCTCTAACGTAAATAATATCACCGTTAGTAGTAAAAGTAGTAATACCATTAGCATTTAATACATTTCGTTTAATAAGGGAACGTCCTTGGAGAGGTATAGCAACAGATTCGCCTGCAGGTACATATATTCTTCCAAAGGCATCGTTGTTAGCAGTTCCGCCTTCAGGTCTGAATCTAACTTCAATCCAATCTGTTCCTGCTGTAACATTTTTAGCAACTAATGGAGTGAGAAAAAATAATTCTCCTGCTGCAATACCTCTTGATATGTCCGAAGAATCACGACTACTCGGATAACCTGAACGTGAAGGATCAGGAACTGAAAAGTCTGGAGCCTCTGCAATATTTATCCAATCTGTACCAACACCTATGTATTGTATGCTTATAGGTTTACCTGTTGATGGTTGTCTACATTTTATTCTTGTCATCCAAATCCTCCGAATGTAATAGCCGCTCGAATGGCTTCACGCTTTGTTGGCGCAATAAAACCTCTTCCACCCATACCAAATCGCGCATCAATTGTAACATCACCAGCGAACAAAGCGTTACCATCACTATCTTGTCCTGTTGCAATAACCACAGCGCCATTCGATTCTAAGATGCTATCTCGAATAGGCAATCTAGACTCAGCAGGAGGAATCTTGATTGTCCAAACACCAATCATTGTAGCAGCCCAAGTATGCCCAATAGCTTCAATTCTACTTGGTTCAGTTCTAGTTACAGGACTCTGTAAAGTTGTTTGAACACTAATTGTTGCCGCATTTATAGCATCTCTAGCATTAGTATTTAGTGAGAGTTTGTTAAGTTCATCTCTCATAAAATTATAACTATGAACAAAGGCCGCGGTTTTATCTATAGTAAATACTAGATTACCAGTAACATCAAACAAAACAGATTGGAATCTATTGATCATATCAGTAGAACCACCACGCAACATATATTCTATCGAACGAATCCAAACATCGGAATCAGTAATACATTCATAAGATTCTACAGAATTTGTCCAGCCAGTATTATATCCTTGAGAGGTTAGATTTGCCCAAACACCATTAACGATTGTTGTTCTGTTTGTGGAAATGATGTTTGCCGCGGTAGAGTTTGCTGTGACAGTTATAACTGTATCATTAGGAATACCAATTCTTCTTGATCCATCAGCAACTAGTGAATAATCACCAAACTGTGTAGAACATGAACTGAGAATGATTTGACCACCACTCATAGCTAAGAAGTGCTTGTGTGCCCACATAGAGATAGCGTTAACAGCGTTGATTAGACCACCATTCTTTGCACAGTAACCAATGCCATTATAAGACACAGGAGTAGCACCCCATGTCATAATATTAGGAAAAATTGAATACTTAGAACAAACAAGACCATCTGCAAGACAAACACCGGCACCTCGTGCATATTGAGGATTGGAATTTGCCGCATCTAAAGAAGCACCTGTAAACCCGTCTGGTTGTGGGACACGAACAGCGCACTTGTGCGCGTATGGTACGCGCGTGATGACTGCACCCGGTCTAAAGCTGAATGCGAATCCTTCTGTTGGATTTGTCAGGCTATCAAGTCTAAAGTTTTCAATAATGAAGCCTTCGATGAAACATCCTGATCCCATACGGAATACATTTTTTTCCTCGAAACCAACCTTAGGGCGAATGAATACTGCTCTATGAACACCCTGAAGAATACAATTATCAGGAAGGTCTATATGACCTTGCGTTTCATAGGTGCCGGGTCCTACTTTAATGATTGTTAGTTCGTTTCTAGCAGTAGCAATCGCAACAGCTTTTTCTATTGTTGCGAAAGGCGCATATTCACTTGTACCATCATTTGTTGTGTCACTACCTGATGTAGCAACATATATTGTTTTTGCGATTGATGGAAGAGCACCAGGTAGACCAACATCTCCAACATTTACCCAAATACCAGCGCGACGAATCTGTAGAAAATCTGTTTCTTCATTGTAGATAACAAGACCATCTGGTGGAGATTGAATACTTTCCCTCTCAAAAGTATTCATACGAGGGAAAAGAATACCTTGGTTCTTTGACCATGCTTCGATAATAGCAGCTGGATTTCTTATTGCTGTATTACCAACTGTAAGATCGCCAGACTTATATACTATAAACTTCGTATTTGAGTTTACTTGTAGATTGAGAAGAGTTGAATTTGCGGACGAGTTAACATCATTGACACTCATCTTTATGGCATTGTTTACCGATACCGATGATGTAATCCATGTTGCGCCTAAATTAGATAATGCTACTGCCATTAGTCTTGTACCACCAAATATGTTGTTTGATAATCTTGGCTAGGTAGACCAGTGAAGTGATAGTCTTCTGCCACGATTTTACCGTTTCCATCATATATAACAATCGGCAATACTTGTTGCCAATATTCAGGCTCATAATAAAGGTCATAATCATAAGATAGTGTAAATTCCGATAGTACTAATTCAGTTCCCGAATCATCACCAATAATCGTATCACCAGGTTCAAAGACACCATTAATATCATAAAGAACTACTAACCCTGTATCGGGATAATAGTTCTTCAGTCTTGCCATAGAGTTCCCTGATCTTACGATCTCATTGAAGTTCCAACTCATCTACCACCACCTGCTGCTCCACCATAAACTAAAACCTCATATGAGTGCCCTAGTGGATTAGTAGATCCCGCTGGATGTTCAATATAGCAAAATTGTTCATCACTAGCAGCAGCATCTCCCATCGCGCATATAACTTTCTTGCCGCCTATTTCTACACACATTGCTCCATATACAGCAGACAAAGCTCCTCCGTCACAATGATTATCTCTATCGCCTTCAACTGCCCACAACAATCCATTAACAAGGACTGCATTCTGTCCTGTTACCTTTGTTTCAGCACCGCAAAATCTTGAATCTGTATCTCTATGGGCTCCTGGCACTATGCTACCTTTCTTGGTCTTCCTCTACCGCGCTTGATGGGTTCAGCTTCTTCATTAAGAACAATTGGTTCATACTTTATGTCTTCTGGTGCAAATACAGCAACGCCAGTTGAACCAAGACCACCGATTCGATCAGTCTTTTGTTTTGGCGCTTCAAAAGTTTCCCAAAGCACATATTCTTCACGCTTTACCATCTCCGCTTGAGCAATTCTATCACCATTATTTATCGTCTGATCCACTTCGGAACGATTGGTAAGTAGAACAAAAGTTTCTTGAATATAGTCCGAATCGATTACAGCCTCAAGATTAGCAAGAATAAGACCCTGCTTGTAAGATAGCCCAGAGCGCGGATGAATACGAACTGAGTATCCTTCTGGAATATCAAAGATCAATCCGGTAGGAACAAGGATACGATCACCTGGCATAATGCGAATAGCACCAACAGTACTCAATGGTCTTGTGAATGGCGCATTGAATGAGTTGTATCCACTATATGTTGCTTTACCTTCAGCCTGAAACGATAAGTCAAAACAAGCCGCTTGCTTGGTACCAAATTTCGGCAATACGATATTTGGATTTGTCTTGTAAATGTTCAATCTGTTCATGATATACTCCGTTGTCAATTGTTATTCTTCCCTGCGCTTTTTACCTATGTTATATTTAGCAACAAGGTTCCAATCGCTCTTCTCTTTGTGAGAAATGATCTTGATCTGGGACAGTGGTGCTACAGGCACTGCACTTTTATCTTCGTCTACCAAACTTATTAACTCCCATTCATGGAGCAGGTTGGCAATAGTATTAAGACGGGCGCGGTCATCTTCTATGAAGTCTGACTGCTTCCCGTCTAATAAAAATAATTGCTTAAAATGAACGATGTAATATCTGCCCTGCTTGTGTAGTATGTGGCAAGACTGATATAGTGTTTTATCTTTTTTAGAGGCTACTCCAATGCGTGATAAAGTTTCACGAACTTTTAAAAAGTTGTCTGGACTAGGTAATGTTACCTCCACTAGTTCGTTTATGTCTAACATTCAAACCACCTTTATTTAAACTCTTTTTTATATCTTCAATTTGCGCGGTAGACAATAATGAAAGGGCGTCCTTAGCCTTCTCGTTGGAATAGTTATAATACTCTTTAACAGCATCCAAATTCTCTATAATATCACGCTTCTGCCATTTCTGGAAAGGCCTTTTATACGCCCTTACAGTATTTAGCAGATAGTGATATTGTAGGAGATTGTCGGTTGATGGGTTCATATTCATCTCATTTGCGGCCATTACCATGTCCAGGTGGAAAGATATGGAACGGTTAACGACGAACGGGACATAGTCCCGCTCGTTCTCAGAGGTGATAACTACCTTCTTAGTCTGTTGGATAGAAGGTATAATGTCTTTGAAAAGGTCAGTCATTCAATATTCAACTCTTTTTTCTTTTGGACATATGCTTCTATAATAATAGATTTGCCGCCTATGTTTGGAGCACCCATATTTGTAATGTAGTTTTTCCAATCAATTTGTTCAAACACTTTACGAACATAAGGTTTTTTTGGAGCAAACACAAAATGAGTTGTCGTTGTATGAGGAACATCTTCCATATTACATAGACCGATTTTACCCCAATACTTTAGACCGAATTCCCAATAGATTTTGTTCTTTATTTGCTCTCTCACATAAGGAGTTTTCTTAACATTATCGCATGTAAGAAAAACATCAAAGTCTTCATGTTTTGTTGCTGGTCTTTTGGTAATACGAAGATTTTTTCCTAATGCTGCCTTAGACCAAACTTGCATACAACAATTAACATCATATGGAACATTTTTAAAAAGAAAGCTATTCTTTGGAAGAAGACTGCTATGATAAAGACCAAAATTAGGATCAAGTTGATAATGTACTTTCCAAGATGAATGCCATTTAGCAGGTACAATAAATGCAATCGTCTCACTAAACTTAGCGGCATGATTGAAAAATGCTTTGGCTAAAGGATTCATATAACCAGATCCAAAAGGAGGATTACCCACACACAATATACGAATGTTATTATGTAGAGGATCATACGGAGAAATATAAGTAAAGAAATCCTGTTTTTTAATGTTCTTACCTTCAGGTTCTAGATCAAGAGCAAGAGTGTTCTTCGGTAAAAACTTTAAGAAATTGCCTGAACCTGCAGAGGGTTCTATGACAAGATTGTAATCTTTTATAGATACGAGACTGTCGATCTTATCAACAAACTCTTTGGCAATATCAGGATTAGTATAAAACTTATTTAACTCTTTTTGTCTGCTTTTCATTCTGTTGGACCAGATGCACTGCAAAGAGGAGGCATTTTTTCTAACTTTTTATAATATAGATCAATTAAGGTAGACTCATATTTATGAGCAACCTTATTCAAGACCCTCTGCTTTTTTCCAAAGATCACGGTATTAGTCCAGTTTTCAGGAATCTCATACGCGAAAATTTCAACATTCAGATTTTTTCTAATAGCAAGATAGTTTGCCTGAGTTACAACAAAATTAGTTGTAGCACAACTACCCTTGATCATGGCTTTTTTAGTGCCACAATTATATGAAGAATACCTCGACTTCAAACCGGAACTAGTCATTCCAATTTTTACAACTTTCTTGGAATATGCAATGAGATACAACCATTCCTTTTGTTCCGCATTCCAAAGATTTTTATGTTCTTCGACAGGAAGATAATCTACCAACATGCCATCATGATCTTTTCCACCAATAAATTTTCTTTTGCTTTTTGGAAAATTTTCTTTGATATTTAGAACACAATCAGCGACCTTGAAAAATTTAGCACCATCTGCTAGATTTTCCATTTGTTTAACAGTCAAGAGTTCATTCATATCAAAAACAAAGTTTTGATTTTCAATAAACTTGGTAATCTCACGATAAATTTTTCCGTTATCGACGCTTGGATAAATTGACATATTTTCCTCTTCTATTGTAGAAGATATTATATCATCAAATAAGCTCACAGTCAACCATCAATTCTGTTAGACAAGCAACCAAATTGATTTCCTGATCAGCAACAAATGCAGCTTGATACTGATACTTGGAAATAATTACGACAGCTTGTGGAATGCTTTCGGGTTTAAAATACTCATACAAACTGTCATAGACCTTACGATAGATACGTGCAGGTTCAATATCGGAATTGGCTACACACCACTTTCGCATATCACCAAAGTTTTTCTCTTTCAGAAACTTAACAAGATCGGCAATCTTTCGAACATCCGAGAGTTGTGCAACAATGCCTGCATCCAAAACGCCAGAAGAACTATACCGCTGTAACTCATTAAGAGTACGGCGATAGTCAGGGAAGTACTTTTCGATAATCTTTGCAAGAACCGCTTTATCATAAGTAATACCCTCTAACGTTAGAACATTTTCCATGCGCTTCATCAACTGCATGGCCATCTTTGCCTTCTCATCATTCTTCAATGCAAAGTCAATGACAGAACAACGAGAATGAAGAGCGTCAATCAGCTTGGACTTGAAGTTACAAGTAAAGATGAATGTGCAGTTCTTAGCAAACTCTTCGATAGCACCACGCATAGCAGCCTGTGCATCGGGAGTCATATAGTCTGCTTCGTCTAGGATAATGACCTTCTTACCACCAGTTAGAGACACAGTGGATGCATAGCCACGAATTGTGGTTCGTAGCATATCAATACCACGATTTTCGGAAGCATTGATATAGAGATGATTGATACCAATCTCATCACACATTGCTTTCGCTACGGTTGTCTTACCGACACCCGCAGAACCAGTTAACATGAGATTTGGAATTTCTTGCTTCTCTACATATTCCTGAAACGGCTTCTTCAAGCGATCAGGAAGAATACAATCTTCAATAGTTTTCGGGCGGTACTTCTCGACCCACAGGAAGGATTCGTTCGTCAATTTCATTCACCATTTTCTGAATTAGGAATTTAGCGCCTTCACCACCAAGCTGCTGAATATAAATCATCTTGGCAGTAATCATCATGCTGGAAGCCAACATCAATACATCTTCTGCATTATCGCACATCATGATCTGCCTGTCAATAGGCCTCATGAGTTCTTCCATTCTTGCGATCACATCTTTTGCCATTACTTAGACTTTCTCCATTTGAAACCAAAGCAAAGTTCTTGCATCTTTCGATGGAACCAATTGGGCTCATTACCCTCAACAGGAACTAAGACAACAGAACCAGGACCAGGACGATCTGCATCACCAAAGAGATAGCATTGCCAATCAGACCGCTTCGGCATACTGCTAACAGCGGTAAAATAAACGCTGTTAGCATCAGCTACATAATCGGAAGGTTTATAACTATAACCTACCATTACTTCATCACAGCGTCATAGAATTCTTCGAACTGACGGTTCTCTTCCTGCTCTTCGTTATAGTTGGACTTGAAGTAGGCCTTGGCCATACGGCGAATGATCTTCTTGTCTACACCAGTCTTATCAACAGCGCCATCCAATGCGCTCTTCTGGAAGTCACGCTCAGAGGCTACGCGCGTCATGCTATCATTCATTTCACGGATAGCATTCTTCAAGTCTGTCTTCTGAGTTTCAGTGAGAGAATTGATACTCACGAAAGGCTTATTGTGTCCGATACCAGCCATATTACTTTGTCTCCAATGCGATGAAATACTTAATCTTGTCCTTGAATGCGCCACTTGTAGCAGTGAACTTGGCAAATGCTCCAAGCTGAATTTCTACATCATAGTCACCAGGAACAAGCTTGATGTTCTCGACCTTAAACGATGCGATGAAATCAGCACCCTTATAATCATTCAACTTGAATGAAGCGGAGTTTGAAGTATCATTGGCCTTCTCATGTGTCTGCAAGCGGATCTCTCCATTCTTACCAACAACTGAGAGATGAGTAAGATTGTTCATTGAAGCAAGACGAAGGAGCTTTGATAGAATAGCATTCGTCAAAGCGAAGCTAACATCAGTTTGCTTCAACTTCAATTCCTTATCAGGAGGAGAAACGATAAGGTTAGGCGAACATGAATAATAGTTGAATGCGATATCGCCATCATTCATCATAACAGCATTTTCAGTAAAGCTCAGATCAGGATTTCCAAGAGTAGAAACATTACCAAGGAACTGATTGAGATCATAGATACCGAACTGCCCAGGAATAGCATCCTCTATTTCAACTTCAACAAGAATGGACTTCTCAGGAGAAATTGTCTTCTGGACATTTCCCTTCTGCAAGACAAGCCCGGAATTGATTGCAGAAAAGTTCTTCAATACACTCAGGGTGTTTTCACTAATCTTCATAATATAATCTCCAGTGTTTTTAGTTTACGCTGCTAGTATAGCAGACTTTTGCGGGCCTGTAAAGACTTTTAGCATGTGACCGATATCAGCTTCAAGCATGGAAATGCTTCCATTGTTATCAAGCTGATAATCCATAATCTCACCTGCCCATGCCCATTCCGAATAATGGATTGTATGACCCGACATATAATCAGTATTCTTTTCTTTGTTAGCTCGGACAGCATCATTATACCAACCAGGATCATGTCCGCGCACGACACGAACAGCAAAGCCACCCTTGCTACGCATCCATTCTATCTCATTTGGAAAACGAACATCTGCGATTACAACATTCTGGTACATTTCCATCTTACGCTCAAGAGCATAGACCCAAACATCTGTATGAAATACATTACGACCAGCTTCCGTACCCATCAACTGTAGAGCAAGACGAGGAGAAAAATGTTCAAAACCAAAACGATTTGCCCACCATTCATCATTCGTCTCACGAAACTCTCTGCTCTCTAGAGTATCACCTTCGAGGAGAGACCGCTGCCATCCGAAGATGGCAGCAGTAGCGTCCTTAACAGCATCCGCAAATGAAAGCTTTACGAAGCCGTGTTTCTCAACTAGAACATCAGCAGCAGTTCCTTTACCTGAACCGATGAATCCTATAACACCAATGATCATTATAGATTTCCTGTATGATTAGCGATTGATTGCATATTACCTGTGAAAGCATAAGAGCCGACATGCTGTGTCTTCATCCAAGGGCATAACCAAATCTGACCGCCCATCTTTCTCCAATACTGACAGAACATATAATCTTCCGAGAGATAGCGGTGAGAGGCTGTCTTCTCTGCTTCCATAAACTTCTTACCAGCCTCACTTACATCTTCACCATTTGAAGCCTTCAATACGAGAGAGTAAAGGTCATCGTAAGTGTAACCATTATCCATAACAGTATCAAAGTATGCGTGAATGTAACGTGTGCCATCGAAGTTAACTTGACCAATATGATCAGGCTTATAGTTCTGCTTAGGATAAGCTTGTCTAAACTTATCAAAAACTTCTCTCTTGACCATCATGTAACCAGTACCAAGTTCAAGAACTTCAAGAGGCTCTCTTACACTGAACTGATTTGTTCCTGGAACAGGATTGAAGACATAATCGCTTC